ACATATATCAATCCTAATGTCACTAAAGGGTTCACAACAAACGAAGTATCGACTTCAGGTCTTATTAAAGAGGTCAAACACTATGAACCTGCATTCGGAGAGATTGCAAATGCACAAAGTTCGAGTACAACAGTGAACTTTGCAAGTGCGATAAATAGTTCTATAAGTGTCGGAGATGAAGTTTTCGATACAGGATTGACGACCAATCCAACAATTAGTGCGATTGCAACCGATAAAAAGAGTATTACACTTAGTGCTGCAATTACACTTGCGAATAAAACAACACTTAAGTTTGTGGGTTCGGTAGACCCTGAAGACACTTTCGTAGTTGCAGAAACGGTAAATTTTTATGATGACGGTACTGGTTCAACATTTGCAGACAATCAGACTGAAGATGCGAGTTAATTATGGCAAAAGATATAGATTCTAAATTGGATGATATCCTAGATATTTCTACAGAAATCACAAAAGAAACCAAAGTAGTTAAACTACCTGCACTTCAACGTGCAGAGTCAGTAGACAACGACTACAAGTATGGTCGAGAGACCCTCTACAACCTCGTAGAGAGGGGTCAGGATGCGATTGATGGGATACTTGACCTATGCAAGGAAACCGAACATCCACGTGCTTATGAGGTTGCAGGACAACTTATAAAGACCGTTGGGGACACTGCAGAAAAACTCCTAGACCTACAAAAGAAAGTCAAAGAATTGGAGTCAGAAAATCCAAATCTAAAAACACAACACAATCACTTATATGTGGGTTCCACTTCAGATTTACAGAAATACTTGAAGAAAAATAAAGAATAATGACTGATGCGAAAAACGAAGGATACTTAGGTAATACCCTCATTAAGAAAGCTGGGGTAGAACACCAGTATTCAGAAGAGGAGTTGAATGAATACCTCAAGTGTTCCAAAGACCCAGTACACTTCATTGAAAATTATTGTCAGGTCATCTCACTTGACGAAGGTATGGTTAAGTTTAAACTTCGTGGATATCAAGATGAACTCATAAAACACTATGATTCAAATAGATTCAACGTGGTTCTTGCATCAAGACAATCGGGTAAGTCAATTACGTCTTGTGCATACCTAATATGGTACTTACTATTTCATCCCGAAGTCACTGTAGCAATCCTCGCCAACAAGGGTGCAATCGCACGAGAGATGATTTCTCGTATAGTTACTATGTTAGAGTCAGTTCCCTTCTTCTTACAGCCTGGTGTTAAGATTTTAAACAAAGGGTCGATAGAATTTGCGAATGATAGTAAACTAGTTGCAGCTGCGACATCTTCAAGTTCGATTCGTGGTCTTTCAATTAACTTACTATATCTAGATGAGTTTGCATTCGTAGAGAATGCAGAAGAGTTCTATACTGCAACATATCCCGTGGTAACATCGGGTAAAGATACCAAGGTTATTATTACCTCTACTGCAAACGGTGTTGGTAATATGTTCTATAAACTGTATGAAAGTGCTGTTCAAGGACAATCTGAGTACAAATCATTTACAATTAACTGGCATGATGTGCCAGGCAGAGACGAAGAATGGAAGAGACAAACCATTGCAAACACTTCCGAAACCCAGTTTGAACAGGAGTATGGTAACAGTTTCCTAGGAACAGGTAATACACTTATTAGTTCAAATTGTCTATTGGGTATGAGGTCAGTAGATTCTGAGTGGTGGAAAGAGGACTTTTCCATGTATAAAAGACCCAATCCCGACCATACCTATATAATAACAGTAGATGTTGCAAAGGGTAGAGGAATGGATTACTCGACATTTACAGTCTTTGATATAACCGCTCAACCGTTTGAACAGGTTGCAGTGTATAGAAACAGTATGATATCACCTATGCTGTTTCCTGATATTATAAATAAGTATGCAAGGTCGTATAATGAAGCATTGGTGATAATCGAGAATAATGCAGAGGGTGGAATGGTAGCAACCCAATTGCATTTTGATATAGAATACGGAAATGTGTTCGTCCAAGGTCAAACCAAGGTAGATGATATTGGTGTGACGATGAACAAAAAGATTAAAAGAATCGGATGTTCTACTCTAAAGGAACTGTTAGAAGAAAACAGGTTAACACTAGTAGATAGAAATACGATTACTGAACTTATGACATTCATAAATAAAGGGATGTCGTTCGAAGCTGCAAAAGGTTATCATGATGACTTGGTAATGAATTGTGTATTGTTTAGTTGGTTTGTAACAACTGAATATTTTCACCATCTCACCAATCATCAAATCAAAGACCTTCTGTATTCAGAACAACAAAAGTTAATAGAAAATGACTTATTGCCTGCAGGTATCTTCGGAGACCCAAATGCAACACCTGAAGCAACATCGTTTGTTGATAATGAGGGTGATAGGTGGTATGTCAAAGGAACATAATAGAGATTTAAACAAAGAGAATGTAATATGGTTGGTGAAGTTAGTATTGTTATAAATAAAACAGTAAACAACAACTTTTTACATTAACAGGAGAAAAGTATGGCATTTCAAGTATCACCAGGCGTTCAGGTCAACGAGATTGACTTAACAAATGTTGTACCAGCAGTTTCAACAACAACTGGTGCATTCGCTGGTTCATTTCAATGGGGCCCTGTTGATGAAGTAATAACAGTTTCAGATTCTAAGGGTTTAGTAGACACGTTCGGTTCACCCGTAAACACAGACGCTGGTTCGGAAGACTTCTACACAGCAGAATCATTTTTAAAGTACGGTTCATCATTAAGAGTCGTTAGAGTTAACTCAACAGGTTTAGCAAACGCTAACGCTGGTAGTTCTTCTAACACAACACTACTTAAAGGTGGAGACGATTACACACAAACATTTAAAAGTGGTGGTTCAGCAGGAACAGTCGGTAAATTTATATCTAAATTTGCAGGTGTTAAGGGTAATTCACTAAAAGTATCAACTTGTGCATCTTCAAATGCATATTTCAATGATGCAGTGACTACTACCAATGCAAGTGAAGCACTAGGTCAAACAACAATATCGGTTACTGCAAGTAACGTATTCGTTGTAAGAGACACAATCAGGTTTTCAACTCACTCAACAGACTATAGAGTATTAAGTGCTCCTAGTGCAACAACAATCACTATTGAAGCATTAAGTCAACCTGCAGGAACAGGACTTACTGTTGCTGTTGCAAGTGGTACTTCTATCGATAGATACTGGGAACATCATGGTTTATTCTCAAAAGCGCCAGGAAAATCACATTCTGCAGTTGCAGGTAGTGGTTCAGATGACGAGATTCACGTTGTAGTTGTAGACGAAGACGGAGTATTCAGTGGTAAAACAAACACTGTATTAGAAACACACGGTTTCTTATCATGTGCTTCAGACGGTAAAGATGCACAAGGTGCTTCAAACTACTACAAAGATGTTCTAGAATCACAATCATCATATGTTTACTGGTCAGGACACTCTACAACAACTCACGCATCTGTATCTGAAACAAGAACAGTTGCAGGTTCAGTATCAGTTGCATTCGGAAGACCAACTTCACCTGAAAACTCATCATTACAATATGGTGCTGATGGAAGATTAAGTACTGTAGGTCAAAAACATGGTGCATGGACAACTCATTTTGGTGATGCAAACTCAATAGATTTATCTTTCCTAATCGTTGGTTCTACAAGAGTAGACGATGGTACAGGAACAGAAGTCGATACAGTTGCAAACTGGACTGCACAAGTAAACCAAGGTATTCTACTTGCAGAAGCAAGAAAAGACTGCATGGTTATCGCAAGTCCAAGACGTACTTCAGTAGTTGGAGTATCATCTGAGTCAACACAAACAACAAACGTATTAGCAGACTGTAATACTGCAACTTCTTCAAGTTTCGCAGTATTAGATTCAACATGGATTTATCAGTACGATAGATTCAACGACAAGTATTGTTGGATACCTGCAAACGGACACACTGCTGGAATTATGGCAAGAAGTGACCTTCAAAGAGATGCATGGGTAAGTCCTGCAGGATTCTCAAGAGGTCAATACTTAGGAATAACTAAGATTGCATATAATCCAAGTCAATCATCTAGAGATGACTTGTATCGTGCAAGAGTCAACCCAATTACAACCTTCCCAGGCCAAGGAACAATCTTGTTCGGGGACAAAACAGCATTAACAACACCTTCTGCATTTGATAGAATTAATGTACGAAGATTGTTCATAGTTTTAGAGAAAGCAATTTCAACTGCTGCTCAAGCACAACTCTTTGAATACAACGATTCATTCACACGTGCTCAGTTTAGAGCTGCAATAGAACCTTTCTTGAGAGATGTAAAAAATAGAAGAGGTTTGATTGACTTCTCAGTAGTTTGTGATGAAACAAACAACACGGATTCAGTCATGGATAGAAATGAATTTGTATGTTCTATCTTTGTTAAACCTGCTCGTTCTATTAACTACATAACTTTAAACTTTGTCGCTGCTCGAAGTGGTGTTCAGTTCGAAGAAATTTATTCAGCAGTTTAACAGGAGTATTATAAATGTCAACAATAGACCAATTTAAAGCACAACTAATCGGTGGTGGGCCGAGAGGGAACAGATTTAGAGTCTTTCTACCCCGTGCTGGTAATAAGATTGAATTCTTAGCAAAAGCATCGCAAATTCCTGCTGCTACATTAGGTGAAGTTTTGGTTCCTTTTAAAGGAATGACACTTAAACTTGCAGGAGATAGAGAATATGCAGATTGGACTGTAACCATTATCAATGATAATGAATTTTCAGCGAGAACTGCATTAGAATCGTGGCAAAATGATATACAAGGTCACGGAACTTCTACAGGAATGGCGACAACAGACTACTTATTGAGTAGAGCATTTGTCGAACAGTTAGGTAAAGATGACTCTGTCCTTGCGAGATACGAATTTTTCAACTGCTTCCCTAAAGAAATCGGCTCAATCGAATTGAGTTACGAATCTGAAGGTTTAGAAGAGTTTGAAACAACATTCGCTTATTCTCACTGGGAAAGAGTAATTTAAGTACACATTAGTACGGTGAATATCACTATGATTAGGTGGTATAAATAACATTATGGATATATTTGGATTTGAAATCACTCGTAAAAAAGACGAGTTAAGAGCTGCACAGGTTAAGAACGCTAAATCGTTCGTACCTCAAGTTGATGATGACGGGACTCCCGTTGTATCACAAAACGCAGGTTACATCGCAGGTGGCGCTTATGGTGCCTATGTCGATATGGAAGGTGGTATCAAAAATGAGGTCGAACTCATTAGACGATACCGAGAAACCTCTCTAGTACCTGAATGCGATGCAGCTATTGAAGATATAGTTAATGAGTGTATCACTTCGGATAGTGCCGATAGGATAGTAACACTCGACCTCAGAGATGTGAAACTCTCTGATAGCATCAAAACCAAGATGCAAGACGAGTTTTACAACATCTTATCAATGATGAAGTTCAATCAGAACTCTCATGAAATTTTCCGAAAATGGTACGTTGATGGAAGGATATACTTCCATAAAGTTGTCGATGGCAAAAGAACTAAGCAAGGTTTAGTTGACATTAGACAAGTTGACCCTCTTAAGATTAAGAAGGTTAGAAATGTTGAGACTAAGAAAGACCCTAAAGAGGGTGTCGAAGTCATAACTAAAGTTGAGGAATTTTACGTTTTTAACGATAAAGGATTTGACAAAACTGGTACTAATGAAGGTACAACAGTAAGAATTGCACCTGAGGCAGTATGTTATACAACTTCAGGATTGTTAGATTTTAACAAAAATGCAGTTATAGGATATTTGCATAAGGCATTGAAGACTGCAAATCAGTTATCAATGATGGAAGATGCACTAGTAATCTATAGATTATCTAGGGCTCCTGAAAGAAGAATATTTTACAT